TCGATAGCAACCGAAGCGAAAGTACCCGAACCTGCTAACGCACTAAAAACGGCCATGAATTAAACTCCTTAAGAGCCAAGGGCTATGATTCTATACGTGATGTCTGCTGAGCCATCACTCGCGTGGGTCAAGGTGATCACGTCATTAGCAGCGCCTACGATAGGTTCCCCATTGGCGTCCAGCCAGGTCTGGCAGTACATCGACCCAGGGTTGATGTCTAGCTGACTGGGGGAAACATTCCCGGCGATATTTTCCCACAGATTACCGGTAATCTTTAGGGACGAATCCGTGCCCTCGTTAGATATCATCAATAGCTTTAATTTCGTCCAGGTGATAGTTTGACCGAACACGTCGGTCAGTGCCCCGGAAAAGTCGAAGCTAACAGCGGCCTCGTCTTCCAGTGTGCCGTTAGCGGTGTATTGGCCAGAGGCTTGATTCGCTCCGCTACCGTTTGCAATCTGCGTGGTTGCGGGTATCGTGAACGCGATCGACGCGAACGCGGATTCCTCGTCATCAGTAGAGGTATCAACAAGATTAGTCGTCAGCGTAGCTTGAATTGAGCCGGATAATTCGTAAGCCATGGCACCATATTACTCCAGTACCGGATCGGTCGCTAGCAAATGCCGGTTCCAGTCGAATATCAGAATGACAGTAACCGTCAAAACGCACGTCCACCCCAATCGACCGCGCTGATCAGCCGAGTCCGTTCGGCTGTGATCAACGCCGTCGATCTCCATGTTCCGGACATAAGCCAAATTTAGCTTTGTTTTTTTCGATGCGGCCAAGGCGCGCAATAGCTCCCATGTGATGGGAAAGAGCAGTTCTGTCTCATCGCGGCTACCAGTCGTAAGATGAAACTCGAACTGTTGACGGAAAGACGCGGTGTCGCTGGAATATAACTCATCGACGGAGGTGAACCCCACTGGCAAGATATTCAGTTCTGGGGCGTCCCCGTCTTGAATCCGCGACCGTTCCGCATGAGGCTGATCCTGGCGGTAGATCCGATTTCCCACGGCGATCATCTGGGTAAGCGGGTAATGGTCTTCTACGAGATCCCACAAAGCCGCCAGAACCCGCGTGAATGGGTCGTCCTTTATGCTGACACTCATAGCCATAGCCACGCTCCAATCGTCAGAATGGCCCCTTAAAGGCCCGCCCGGCGGCTTTTAACATCCTCGCTACCAGCGCCGGGTATCTGTCCGGGTGAACCAGGATCTCCCGGCGCGGCAAATTGCGGCCAAGCCCAATCTGGTGGGTAATCGCTAACCGCCTAAATGTAAAGCCGCCGGAATGGGTGCTGCCACCAAATCCGAACCTGATCCCATTCTTGATCGGCTTGGTGTGATTGCCACGGCTGCCAATACTCAACGCCTTAAACAGTGACCCGGTATCTCGGAGGATCTTCGCCGATCCGCCGCCTCTTCGGCGGCCCTTTTTCGTGGACTGTTTCAGCGGCGGCCATTCGCCGTCACCCTGACGCATGAACCGGCGGCGCATCTCTGTCGAATACATCGCTGCCCATTGCTTGTACATCCGGGCGAATGGACCTGAATCCCGCTCCATCGCCTTGATCATTCGGCGGCCGCCCGTGAAATCTATACGAACTTCGTCTGCCATTTAATCACTCGGCATCGTGTTTAGGCGGGTCCGGGTCGTTCCCGATCAAGGACGGCGATCTGTCCGGGGATGCCTAATCCTGCCGGGGCTGTGGGACTACCCGAATCAGTCAATTGAAGCGCCGCTTCCCATGAGCCATTTACAACAGAGCTAATCTCGTTATGAACCCGGTCCACCATCTCGGTATATCGCGTATTCTCCTCGCCTGCTCGATCACTATCATCTTGACCGCGCAACCGATATAGCCACACCCCCGCAAGGACTGCGCTCCAATCTTTGACCAGATACGCGGTCCCGCTAGTCGCCGTCAATGGAACGGAATACCGGCTACCCCGGAATCTGGCATCTACGACCCGTTCGGCGTAATCGATCGCGCGTTGAATCCGTGATTCAATAGATGCCGAATCACCATCACGATCCAGATCGGTCCATCTGTGGACGGTGGTTGCGCCGAAGGTGTCCTCAATGTCGGATCGCGTGATATATGTGCCAGATGCCGCAGCCATATTCAGAGGCTCCTTGATGAAAAGTGCCCGCCCTCACATGGTAAGAGCGGGCACTTAAACGATCCGCCAGCCACAACGTCCCGTAAGTGACTTATGGGGTCACGTCGCCGATGAAGATCGCGTTCGCATTACGAAGGACCGGGAGGAATGTATCGCCCGCAACATGTTCAATGCCGACCGGGTTGACCGTAACGGTCGCATAGCTGAACATGCCAGACACGGTATTCATATTGTCGATCGCGGTGGAGGCGTCAACGGCTACGTCAATCGTAGACGGGACCGGATACGATCCCTCGGGCAGGTCATACCAGTCAGTCGTCACATCCGGAATAAAAATGGCCGAATCAGCACCGAAAAAGGTTTGATTCGTGCCGCCGGAATCCTTAAAGAACGCCTGATCTACGGGCCACCAATTCAGGCCCAGCACGCCGTTGGGGATCTCGCCGCCGATCAAGCTCGTCCGAGTCTCACCCTGACGGCTCAACAACTCCTTAAGCTGCGTATTCGTCAGCAGATAATCGGGGATATTCGAGCCGTAGAGGCAATGTCGGATGGGCAGGCCCGACAAAATCCGGGCGGCTTGCTTGATTTTCTTGATGTGGGTGATGATTTTGGTGCCCGCAACCGCCCACGAAGCGTCGATGATGGCACCGGCACCCAAGGCGTCAAGCTGATTCTGGTTGCCAGCAGGAACTGACCAATCAACGGTAACGGATGTTCCGGAGGCCGAGGGCAACAATTCGCCATCGGCGTCAAACCAGATTTTCCCATTTGCCAGAGTGGAATAGATCGCGCCGAGCCTCAGATTCGTGAATAGCCGCTTGAATTCCACGACCTGTCGGCTGACCTCTTGCTCACCGAGGATCTGCTTTCCGCCATTGGTGGATCGCAGATTCATCAGCGTATCGGGTTTGTGTCTCTGCATCTCGACGGCGTGAATCAGCTTCATCGGCTGTTCTACCACCTGCTCGTGCCCGCGCTCTTCGGCTTTAGAGCCGTAGGCTTTCTGCCGGGCAGTCTTGCGCGTGTTTTCAACTTTGTAGTAGGTGCCCACATCGCCGTCTACGGTGCGGGTTGCTGCCTGTAAGCCGGGAGGAAGGAGATCGTCCGGCACACCGCCAGCGGCGGAATTGATCACGCCGGTGAGGTTTTCGCCGCCGAGTACCTGCTGAAGTGTCTTTGCCATTGCTGTTTATCCCTAACTAAGGCTGTGTGTGCCGTAAGTATCAATCGAAACATCAATACGGGTGATCGAAGATGAACGATCCCTGGGTAGCTTCAGCGGTAACAGGTGCCTGGGCAGCGCTGTTCAACTGTGCCATGATCCACTTCTGGATTGATGTATCACTGGACCAATTGACGATTTGACTCGAATCGATGAACCCGCCAACTAGTACATTGCCGAGCAGCGTGTCAACCGATGCCGCGTCCGCGTCTGTAACTTTGTGGCCGAAGCCATCACCAACGATCAGCATCGGATTCTGTGATCCGTCCACTGTCGAAGCATGAACGCCGCCAACATATGACCCGACGATGAAGTCGGTCGATTCCGTCGAAACCGTAATCACGCCAGTAGTGGTATTTACAGCCGAATAGGTGATGGTGGCTTGGCCGACCGTCCCCGCTGCTGTGGGTGGACCCGTCAGCACGAATTTGCCCGCAGAGGCGATCCGGTCAATCTCCACCGCTGTCGCCGCACCTACGGTCATCGTCGTAGCCGAGTCGCCCGTGTGGGCGACGGTAAGCGTGCCCACGATCGCGGGTTTATATAGCCCCGTTGCTGTGATCTTGCCTAGCAACATACCGGCACGCAACACATCTAGGTCGCCTGTGTTGCCCGCGTCCCTGGATTCAGATCCGTCTACAGTTACTCCTCCAGGCTTGAGGAGTTGCCAGGGGCCGTTTGTGATTCGGCGGTCGGTTGCCGTTCGGCTGGATGACGGGCCGGGAAGGCCGGTGATGGGTGCTAGTGCCATGTGGTCATACTCCTGGGCAAACTACCATTGTGAGAAAAAAAAGACCCCCGGCAGAACTCATACACCGTAAGAACCGGTGCGATAGTTGTCGCCAGGGGCTGATAAATAGCGAGGCGGTGCAGCCTCGGTTCAAGTGGTCCGATTACTCCTTCGGTGTGCCGCCTGCCATTTTGATCATTTCGTTCTGAATGCCCTTGTCAAAGGTCGGGGGCGTGTCGTCATCTCTGGCAAGCTCGAAATTACCTTGAGCGGCGGTTCGCTGCTTGAGAAGTTCAGCCGGTGAGTTCTTGCCAATGGCGGCGATCACCGCTGCATAGCCCGGTTCTGTTGCGTCTTCGGCGACACTGAGCCAGACCGGTGCGTTGAATATCGGGAGTAACGAATCTTTGACCGCTGGCGTGATCTTCCCCGCCAGTACTAGACCATCAAGGTCTGAGGAGAGGGCACGCTTAGCGCTATATTGCTCGGTACGGGATAGCGTGACCGGTGCAGATTTCTCTTCAGCGGCGGCCGTCCTCGCTTGTAAGGTGTCAAGTTCTTCGGTTTGGCGGCTCATCAACTTCGTTTTGCTTTCAATGTGTTCGCGCAACAAGCCCGCCATCGTTTCTTCGTTTGCGTCGTCCTGGGAATCTATTTTGAGTTCCTTGAGCAGATTCGGGATATGCTCCATGGTGGTCGCTCCAGTGTCAGGGGTCATATCATCACCCGCCATTGATAGTATTAGCACAGGCGCGGATCGATTGCAAGCCTCTCCGCTCCGTGACGCCGCTATCTGGAAGTCACCCTGTCCATACACCACACACCGCTGGCATAGACTGCTAGCCGTGAGCGTTTTACCCAGAGACTCGCCGTCTGACGTGGTGTAATCCATATCAAGCTCGGGCGATACTTCTACGGCTGGCTGGCCAACGATGTCAATCGCGGGCTGGCCGACCAATTCGTGTAGCCCGTATAGGGTCGCATCTTCAACCCAGAGATCCTTCAACTCGCCCATCGCGTCGGCAGCTTTTGAACTGTGGTCCCGGTTGATCGGGACTCGGATACCCTTGTCCCGCATCTTGGCAAAATTCCCGGCGAGCGTGTGGAGGTCGTCTTCGTCCACGTCAAGGGTGTAATGGCCCGGCTTGATAAACCGCCCCGCCCGTAACAAATCTTTCGTATAACGTCGCACCGGCAACCCGTCCCGATCGGCTAGTGGGGTTTTTGCGTCTGGTGCGGCCATTGATGCCAGAGAGAGAACGACAACCGCGTCATCAGGCAAATTGGCCGGATCGCCCGCCAACCCCGACACGCTCTTCTTGCGGCCCCTGGACGAATACGCAGCCACGAACCGCTTCGCCTGCTGCTCCTCGGAGAATGTCCGCGCTTGGGCTACCGTCCACGATCCCTTTGGAAATCTCCAGGAAAGCAGTACGGACGTGCCGTCATCAACCCCAAGGATCTGAATAACCGGCTTGCCGTTAGCCGTCGTCTGTTTCTGCCGGATAGTCGGATATTCTCCCCCACCGGCAATCTCAGCACTGTGATAGTTCGAGAATGGCACGCCCCCAGTGTGGAGGCTTTGGGGATGACTGTCAAGCGCCCTTTTTACCCATTTTACCGGCTGGCCGGAGCATGTCTGAATAGAGTGCGCCGGGATTGAAATCAAAGCCCTCATCAGGCTCCGCCGTTATCCGGGGGGTGGTTTCAGGATAGGTAGCGATTTCGTCCTTGAAGACCTCAATAACGTCACATCGGCAATTGAACCCATTCGGGGGCATGATTCGGCCCCATACCGGGTCACCTTTTGCCCGGCGGATGCCGTTCAGTTCTGCATGGGCGGGGCGGACCCGATTGTCTCCGATGGTGACGTATTCCCACCCCCAATGAATCATGCTGATGTCTGGATCATTCGCAGCATTCACGCGACCCGCCGTATAGGCCAAATTGACCTGAGTCCGGAAAAGTGTCTCGAATAGATGCGGCTGGCGGCGACCGGCGGCGGTAGTCGCCTGCTCAGCAGTCACCCCGGCGGCTTCAAACGCTTGGCGGATGCGATGCGTCCCCGTCTTTACGATGTCACCGTCTTTGATGCCCGCGCGTATCGCTGCCGCCACCTTCTGCTCAACGGCCGCACTAAAACGGCGGGTTACCTCAAGCGCTGCGGCTCCATATGTCAATTTGAGGGCTTGGAGGTGCAAGGCATCTAGATTCAGACGCCGGGCGAGGAAATCCAACGCGCTGCCATATTGCATCTTGGGCCGATTAGACCCCGCTCGGGCGATCGCCGCTTGAGCCGCATCGATGACCCTCAAACGGCCAGACAGATGCGCCGCAACCATCCCATCCGTAAGCAGCGGCGTGAAATGCTCGTCGGCAATACTTGCCAGAATGTTCTCCGGGCTGCGGCCGTGCCGCCATTCTTGGATCGCAGCCGCTCGCATCCGCAACCCCAACCGATGAGCGCTTTGAACTCCGTGCCGCTCAATCCGGCGCTTTTCGCGTTGCTGCGCGTAAATCTTTTTTCGGATTGTTGGCGCGGTTCTGGGCATTTTGGACGATTAAGGATTTGATGTGTCACCGTTGTAGAGCTTGCCGATGATCTTATCTATCTGCTTTTCCATGATAGATATTTTCAGGTTCTGGCGGACATCGTCTGGCAGGCTACCGCTACCCCACTTACCTGCGGGCCAGAGCTTTACGAAACGGCTGTTCTCAGCCACCTTCTCGCTAAGACGGTCGTGGTCTGTCTCATTCGACCTATCGATTACCTGGATCTGGAAATCGTTATGACTAACGCGGGAATCAAGACTTGCAAGCCACCACACGCCACCAGCGGCTTGAAAACATACCGCGACGGCTATCGTCAGGAATTTTGGTTCCACTGATTACACTACCCCAGGCATATCCGCAGGTACTTGACCCGATGTAGGCGGTCCAGGTGATTGCCGGAGCGCTTCGCGCTTTTCGTCCATGTCCGCGAATGACCCCCTAGTGGGGACGGAGAATTGAGCAAACGCAGCGTCCCAGTCAATGACCTCATCAAATAGATCCAGAGATCCGGGCTGTGTCAGAATGCTCTCGATGATCCGGCCCAACATCCCCTTCTGTTGGTCGTTCACCTTGCTTGGCTCGGCTCGAATGGTGCCTTCCGCTTCCGGCCCGAAGTTATAGACCAGTAGCGGGTTGATCACGTACCAGGACACGTACCTAGCTAAATCCGTCAGGAACTCATCAGCCGAATCGGCGACTATGTCCGAATGGACTTGAGCTTCGGCCTTGGTGCCGTGCTGCCCCTCCGTTGCCGATCGCTCGGGCACCAACCAACCGCGAAGCAGCAACTTATCCAAATACACCAGACCGTTAATGATCTGATCACCGGCCCGATTTTTCGCCTCGACAAAGGTGATATGCCATTGACGCAGCTTGTCCGGGTCAACGCCGCGTTTGCCCCAGACATCGGCGTCACGCATCAGCGTATTAGGCATAGCCACCCCCTCGGCCCGTGACATCGCGCCGAGTAGCCCTTGAGCGATGTCGTAATTGCTTTTGACGTTGCCATGCTTGTCTCGGCTCTCGCCCACTGGGTATTCAATCATCGGGATCGGTGCGGCACCCACCTGGGAGAATATCCCAAATCGGTCCAGCGATTGTTCCCACGCGGCCCATGGCTTGATTATGTTCCTGTTCCGTGATTGCCCCCAAAAGTCGCCGTCGTATCTGGGATCATGGACGTAGCTCAAGGACTGCTCGACGGGCACATCTACGATAGTCCTCCGCTCAACCATGCCAGTCTGATGACGTTGCCTCAAGCCCACATATTTGCCATGGACATCCACGCGGGGCGATGTTATCCGGACATTCAGATGCTTCAGCTTGACCAACCTAATCAGACCGTCACGCAAGGCGAAAATCTTTTCCCAATGGCAAACCCCGTAATCCATCGCGGAACACGACTGGCGGACTAACATCGGCATGATGCTGGCCAAATCTTCTTCGATCACCTTAATATGATCGTCAGGCGTATCTCGATCGGCGGTAAAGGACCACGACGCCGATTTTATGGGGGCCGTCGCCACAATCCGCGCCAACGCTACCGTGGGGTTCGTGCGGATCTTGTCAAAATTCACAAACGACGCATTAGCGGCGTTTCCGAATCCTTTGACTTGCATCGGCATCGAGATCACATCCGCCTGATTGCCCGTAGCCTCGCCGCCTTGGGGTGGCTTTGGAAAAATCAAGTTATCGTCTGGCCGGGATTGCTGGCTGTTGTTTCGAGATACCATTGCCTTTAATCCTTAAATCGACACACTGAACCGGGCATCGCCCACCATCTTAGCGTCTACACGTACAGGGCGTATGTACTCCACCCAATACCCAAGCGCGTCGGTGGCGTGCGTAAGTGCGGCATTTCGTTTGTCTGGTTCCTTGCCGTTAGAGTCCCAGCGGACGTATTTCAGATCAGTGCTGAGTATCTGGCAATCGGTGGGGTGCATAATCAGGTGCGGGATACCGTCCGACCCTCTTAGCGTTTCCTGAACAGCGTTCACCCGATCCCTCGGCGGCGGATTCCGTGACGGCACACAATCCCGCGTGCGATCCCATAAGCCAAGCCCATCCAATACCTTATAGACCAATTCCCATGCGGAGTCACTGTGCCCGGGAGCGACGGAACTGCCCGTAGCATCACCGTACAAATCAATACGCGGCGTCCGCCATAGGTCCAATTCGTCGAATGCTTCCCGAATCGCGTCTTGCAGGCTATAACCGGGCATCCCCTCGGGGAGCATGATCGGCATCCGTGGCGAATGCAGTACCCGCCGCACCACCATCATGTCAGACGCTTCATGGTATTGCCCGATCAAGGCGTGCATCCCGGGGTTAGAGTTGAAGTCTACGGCGATGGCTACCGGCTGCTCTGGATCAATCTGGGCGGCATCATCGACGTTCCATGGGCCGAAGTTCGTATAGCATCCACCTGCGCCCGCTGGGGTTGGGTTCTGCTGGTACATCGGGGACCACGCGATCCCCACCGCCTGCTTGATACGGTCTAGGTTGCGTGACCCGTATCGCTCCGGACATAAGGGTTCACCCAGCTTCCGACCGATAGGGTCACCGCTTAAAGCGACGGCCGGAAGCCTCAAAGAGGTCCACTTGTCCTTGTGCCGATCAATCAGATACCCGGCGAGGTCATCATCGGACCATCGAGTCATTGACAGGATTATCGAGCCGCCCGGTTCTAGTCGTGTATACAGCGTGGACGCGAACCAATGCTCCAGCTTCCTCTGATATGTGGGCGAATACGCCTGCTCCCAATTCTTGACCGGATCATCGATTAAAATCAGACCGAATCCGCGTCCAGACAGGGCACCAGATACACCCAATGCCATAACCCCCCCGCCTTGCTTAGTTTGCCAGCGGCGGACGGATTTACTGTCATCACGCAGCCGTGTCTCCACCAGCGACCCCGTGAAAATATCCCGACCCGCGCGGCCGAAATGCTCGGCCAGTTCCGAGCCGTAGCTTACTATGGCTATCCATTGGTCCGGATGGAGATCCAACCACCAAGCGGCAGTGAACAGTGTGGCGATCTCGCTTTTCCCGTGCCGAGGCGGCGCATTGAGGATCAGCCGACCATCGCCCCTCCATAATACTTCCGCCAAGATTTCAGAGGTCTTCCGCTGCCAGTCGTGGGGTCGCCAGTTGCCCTTTGTGACCCACAGAGCATAAGACGCGGGGTCGCTGTAGTGTGCATATGTTGAGAGGTCCATGGTAGATCCCTCGCCTTATGGCGTGTCACCCCTCCCCCAACATAAAACCACGCCCCCGGAAGGGTTCACCGGGGGCGCGGGACGAGGGAGAGCCATCGCGGCCATCATCATACGGCCGAAGAGTGACCAGCAGACCCATTCCCTGAACCATTCCCATTCCCTGAGCCGTTCCCGGTTCCATTCCCGCCCCCTGTGTGGGGTGCTATCCGTTTATGGATTTGGCGATTCACCTGCCGGACCTTCGCTCTGACGTTGGGATCATCGAGGATCTGGCGGACTTGCGCGGTCCACTCCACCCGGTCGGTCGGCTCTCCGGACTCCAGCCGGTTAATCCGGTCATGTTCAATGACGGCAGATACCCGATCATTGGCCATGGCACGCAGTACGCCAAGCGCTCGCAGCCGATCCCGCGACGGCAAGCCCACATCAGCAGCAATCTGAGCGGCTACCTGTGGGAGCAATTCCATCCACTCCGGGCGGATGTTCCAGCCTTGATCAGCCGCCATCTCTAGAAATTGCAAGGATTCCCGCCGATGGCGGCGAGAAGATAGATCCTGGATGAGAGTCCCCCCATCCCCCCCTAACGATTCGGGTGCTGATGAGTCAGTGCCGCCGTCCCCATTTTTCCCGTTGTCACTCACTCGCTATATCTTAGACCGGATCTCCGCGAGAGGCTACGGCTTCTCCCCCTAGATTCCCGCAACGGGCTGCTCTGAAATAATTTTCGGAGCCGCCTTGCGCCAATTTATCTGATGATGGAGCCGCATATCTATCGTCTTGCCGCCACCGCCCATAACCCCCACCGACGTGCAAGAAGGCGCCGCCATTACTGTGTAAAAAGATTTTACATATGTACCGGAATCCAGATATGTCTCCGTTATCCCACCAGGACTGCTCTGGGTGTTGGCTTGGGTCAGGCTGATCGACATATCCGTAAAAAACAAATCGCCAATATTCCCCAAAGAGACATAAGTATTGACATCATCGTTCAGCCGACCCCTGAACAAAAAAGGCTTCATTGTGTCACACACGAAGCTATTCATTGCCTTCCGCTTGAATCTTTTCCGAGCGGGGGAGCCTCCGATATGGTCCCCACCTTGAGACATCGCAATTGATTTTATCGGGACCGTATCAACCAACTTGACCATTGCCTCGAACACTGGTTCAATATTTTTTATTTTCCAATTATGATATTCTACCGCACGCGATTTGCTTTTTGAGTGGCCCCGTCCGATTGTCCGATAATTAAAGCCGCTATAATCGTCATCAAGCTGAATAAAATACCGACACTCCACTTGATTCGCCAAGTCCCAGCAGGCATTCCTCGCCCATAGAGGAGTGCGGCGATCGGTGAAGTTATCATATTGATCGGTAAAGCGAGCCACTTTATCTTTCGAGAAAACCAGTATTTTATCGCTATAGATTTTTCGATACTCTTCGCTGGTGTCGTCCTCGTCATCGATAACAATAAAGAGCTTGCCTGTATATCTACGCCTACGCAATAATTCGTATGTAAGTTGCTTGTACGGCCGCCCGTTTGTCAGAATAAAGACGCAGAAGTCGTCACGCATCGGGGTAGTCATCATGGAACGCGGTGTCGATCTCTCCCGTGAATCGGACAAAACCGTGTTCGATTGCCTGATTGTAATCAATAATTATTAAGGCGGATCGCTCCATTAAAGCCCGGACATCAGATGGCGCGTGTGCGTAATAATTTGCGATGCGAGAATAGTCAAATCCCACATGCCGCTCTGCCGCATCCATTAAGAATTTCTGGATATCTTCAGGCAAATCCGTCTGCTTGATCTCATCGATCAATTCATTAGCCGTGCTTCGGTCAGACAATTCGTCTACACGGGGCTGCTCGCCCTTGGGTTCATAAATCGGAGTTTTGACCATGCGTGTATAAGCGCTAGCCTTATCCTCGGGTGATGAATTTAAGGATATAGGCTCCGCATCCGCCAATGCTTTCAACATGTCATTTATTGGCGCATCTTTGAAAGTCGCAGCATCAAGGAGGCTCGTTAACGCAACAGTGTCAGTCTGTGCCATTGCGCCGATCGGGTCATAGGTTGCGAGCAGTTTCTTCGCTTCAGCCTCATTGACATCTAATACGATGACAGGGAGTTCTTGTTCGGCGTCTACTCCGGCCCTCATATGGCCATCAATCAGTGTCAAAGCGCCATCATCACCCTCATATGCGACCAGCGCACCAGCGAATCCGATTTCCGATATCACTCCGGCCAGCGCGTTAACTTGTTCTTGCGGATGCCGCCGCCAATTAGCGCTATTCTCTTGGAGGTCACCAGCACGGACGCGACGGAGTTCTTTCACCCTATCACGGAACAAGGTCTCGCTTTTTTTGCGATTTCGCTTCGCCATTGTCCTACCCCTGAATGGCTCCGGCCTACCTAATCCACCCGAATTACATAGATTCATGCTTAGCCGGAAACCATCTACCCTCGAACTGGGCATAGCCATCAGCGTGTGCGGCCACTCAGTAAATCACCCACCACCCTCGCCCGGTTCATGCGTTGGCGTGATGTCGTCGCCCGCCGATGTGACGTACTGCGAGGGCAAATATTTCGCTACCCACATCTGCGCTAACTGGCTTGCTGTGATCGGCTTGAGCCAATAGTTGATCGGCACGCCTGGAGTCGTGACCGCTCGCTCGACGAAGTTCGTAAACGCGGTCATCATGCTATTTATATTCAGAATTTGATTCTTGCCGTCATCGAGTTCGCCGACGGCGCTTATCGCCGACTTAACCTTCGTCGCTTCAATCGCGGTCATCTGGCCGCCAGTGCGGGCATTTTCGGCCGCTGAAGCGACTGACGTTTGATCATCAGCGGTGGAGTTTTGAAGCACGGCGAGCTTGCCCATCATCTGGTCGGGAGAAAAATCCGTAAAATGTTCAACCGCTATCTGCACCTCGTCGCTTTTTATCGTCGGGATCAATCCCTTGACATTGACGCTAATGTGCGACTGGATATTCTGCGAGGATAGTAGACTCTTGACGGAATTGCTGAACGACGTATCTACCCCAAACCCGCCATTATAGGACGAGAACCAAGACCCGACCTCCATCTGTCCTTGCAGACTTGCCGCCGTTGACATCATCCGCTGACTCGTTTCGGTACTCGAATCCTTAAGAACGTGAACCATGCCAACAAATGAACTGCCCGAAGAATAGCCAGACAATATGTTATATGACTTGGCCTTGTCCGTGTCGCCCTTCGCTGCAATATCGGCCACCGATTTTGGATCATCCATCTTGATTTTATCTTTTTCGTCGGTGTAGATAGCATTCCATGCCCGGATGCCTTTGTCTACATCGATGACAAACGGCGCTATGACTTGCGCCATCCGATGCGTGCAGCCTGCGGTGATTACGAGCGTGCCCTGAATGTCGTGATACTTGATCTGGTGATTCGTCTGGCGTTGCATGTCTGCAGTAGCTTCGCCCGAAATCTTGTCGCCCATGAATGAGGTAGACGCGGCTACGAAACTTTTCATTGCGGCTATCGCCGAATTTGCCTTGTCTGTCTCCTTGTCGAAGGAGAAGTACTGCGCATCCATCACAAGGCTATCAGCCGACAACGGCAACTGAGTGAACTTGCTTTTGTTGTAGTCGATCGGTGATTCGATCTCGCTACTGATCTCGTCAATCTCGGCCTCTGCTTGTGCGATCAGCGGCAACTGTTTCACCGTGACCGTGCCTAGATTCGCCGCCGCCGCGTCTACGTCTTTGCGAACGTCTTCTATTGACTTGTTGAGGTCGACAACGGGCACGCCTTCGATCTGCAACGAATCGCGCGTCATCTCCAACTTGCGCAATGCCGCATGGACCCGGTTTAGTTCGTTCTCGGCCGCGTCGATTGGCCCTTGCAATGAGCCTATTTTTTCGATGTTGGCGAGGGCTTTAGGGTCTACAATGTTTCCGAGCGCTAGCTTTGGATCGTAGGGGATCGGCGATGGCATGGGGAACCCTTTCTATAGATAGGTTTGAAGACGCGAATCAATCACGGAACTTTTTCAGACAACTTTAGGATAGCATCGGCTAATTTTTCCCCGGTCGTCAATCCACCCAGGTGGACCCCGAGTGTCCCGTCGGGGTCTTTTTTGACATCCAATTCCTCTATCTGCGCGGTAAATGGCCACACCCGCAAATATGTGAATTCGGCGCGTCCTGATATCTCGCCGCCGGGAGAAATATCTTGACGGGCATAATTGACCTGAGCGCATGAACTGCAAAAAGCTACTGCCCACACGCACAAAAGCAGTATCGATACGAATGCTATCCTGGTGACCGTACCCGATGTTTTGTCATTCATATCTCTAGCCTTTCCAGGGCGTTACCCATAGACCTGATCCCAGTAGATCTGGCCGATCTCCTTCGCCTTGTTCCAGCTTTTGGGGTCTATGCCGCATATACGCTTGCCATCATAGCGGTCCACTATGACCTCTATACCCATCCGCTTCAGCCCATAAAAATGATTGCGAAGATCCCGGGCGTTCTGGACGGCAGCGTCGCGCTTAGAACCCACGCGCAACTCATCGATGAGAGAAGTCATCGTAATGAAATTGGGCCACTTCGGGAGCATACACAGAATCTCCATAGTATTCGAGAACTTCTGATTTCGATGCCCCAGAACCAGCATACTCATGGACGCCATAAAATGTTGCATAATCGGGGGTCTATTTCTGCCATTGTTTGATACCAATAGTCCGCTGAATTCCACGAAACTTTTGGCGGATGAACCATTGCTATGTCATAGTATTGATCGGCTATCTCCCACATTCGTGCCCAATCCGTCCTGGGGATCAGATCCGAATGCCACCACCCCTTTCGGATCACATTCGGATGGGGCCAGCACCTCATTGCTATCGCTCTGATGTGTGTCGGGAAATAGACCGCCCAGCGATCCGCCTGTGTCTTGATTCGTTTCTCCCAATCCCTGACGGTCTTCGTGTTCAGCCACCCTTGCGACCATGTCATACCTACATATGGGGCGAGTTGCTGCCACTCCGATGAATCTGCTGGCGGCTTAGGGTTTGTCTTGACATAGACGCCGAATCGAAGGTACGGGAAACGGTCGGCCACAGCGTGTGCAATGTCAGCAATGTCAGACGGCGGCTCGTTCTCAACGTCGAACCCGATCGGCTTTCCGTGGAGATTGCGCCGCTCGACCAATCGGTCTAATTTCACCAGCCCAGCATCGATATCCAAGGAGTCTTTTTTGCTGCCATACCAGAACGACTTGCTAACCCACTCGCCGAACAGATCAGGGTTCAATTGCGAGGCGTATCCGTTGCGTATCGGTTGCGCTAGATCATCGGCGGCATTGTCAGATAGATATATTTTCACGCGATCAACCCTGTTTACTTGATCCACCCTATCAACCTATAGCACTTCAGATTCACGGCGTCCAATGGCGTCTGCTCAGAGCAATTGATTGAGGTTGATACGGCTTCACCCTTTTGAAGAAAGAACGCCAGAAACTCCGAGCAGAATAATCTTTTCCCGTCCTCAGTGTTGCGTATGGTCCGCAAGCCCGATCCGATCGCTTGCCCCATATCATACTTGACTTGTCTCGCATGTGCGTCCATCGCGTATTTGATAGCCGCCGTCCGGCCGCCCTCCGTCATTGCCACTTTGAGTCGATATAGACGCACTCGGCCGGGGTAATTGTTGAGCCACACAGCGGGATCATGCGCTTGGACCCCTTGGCGTTGCACGCCGGTATATTTATCCGCCAGCTTTGATAGGGTCGTGCTCTCGTAAAGGACTCCTGATTCTGATTCATCGCCGGACACGATGAACGCAACATGCGAAGGAGACTTGAAGCCGCTCCAGAAGAACTTGACCGGATTAAAAAGGCCGGTCCACCATGAAATGATAGTGGGGACCGCGCCCTTGCCGTAGCACGCGAAGGCGTCCGCATTGTGCAGGTCGGCCGGTAAAC